AATAAAAGACCTACACAAAGCAACAGTTCAAGGAGATAAAGAAACTTCGGATAGGTTGCAGAAATATATTGATAACTTCTATTTTGGTATTTAGAATTAATATAAATTACAATTAATGTTTGCAGGTTTCAAAATAAGTAGTATCTTTACATCATAATAATAAACAAATAGAAATTATGTATACAATTAACTACAAAGGACAAACTATAACAATAGCAAAATATTATACAGACTATAAAAATGATTATAGAATGATGTGGGGGTTTCAAATAAATGGTAGTAATGTAGAAGATTATCAATCATTAAAAAGAATTTCTTTAGAGTACGCTAAAGAAATAATAGACCATCCAAAAAGAGAAGATTTATTTGGACACGGAATAAAATTTAATAACTAAACTAAAAATTATGAAAGATTTTGATAAATATAAATTTAAAAACTCTGGAACACCACAAGAAATGATTGATGAAGAAAATTATTTTAACCCACAAACAGAAGTAGAAAAAAACTTTGGTTGTTTGTTAAGTATTTTATATGTAATTATAGTTGTTTTAATTTTTAAATATTTATAGTTATGAAAAACACACACGGCGGTTCACGTAAAAACTCAGGAGCAAAACCCAAAGGAAACATTTTATATCAAAGAAGATTCAGACCTGAATTAGTAAAAAAAATGGATGAGTATTTAACTAAATTGAAAAACGAGTATGGAAGATAGAAAACAAATAGAAGCGTTCTTATTAGCATTTTCGATTAGTTCAATTGTTTATTGTGTGTTATTTGCATTTATTATAGGAATTGAAAGACGACATTATGAAAAAAGAATAGATAAATTAAGCAAAGAATTAACCCTAACAAATAAAAACAATGAATAAATTAAGAGAGAAGTTAGATAAAGCACATAGAGGTTATTTAACGCCTTCAAATGTTACCAAAGAATGCGAACAAATAACCGATGACTTTAGTGTGAAGTTTGCGGAGTGGTTATCAAAAACAACATATTCTAATTTAGAGTTTTATGATGATGGAAAATTAAAGTCGTTTACCGAATTATTACAAATCTTTAAAACCAAATATTTATGAAAAAGAATAAAATATTAAAAGACTTAAAGGATTATTTCAAAAATACACCTAAAGAACAAATAAAAAAAGATTGGGAAGAAACAAAGAAATTTGATAAAGTAAGTCCAACTATTGATGAATTTTTACAATTTCAAAAACAGATAAAAAATGAAAAACAATAAAGAACTTACACCGATGATGGAGTTGATAGAGGAACTTAAAACAATTAAAGAAAATAATTGTAAAACATTCACAGAGGTTGTTTTCTTTGATGGAATAATATCATTAATTGATGCAAAGTACTTACCAAAACAAAAACAAGTTATGGAAACTATTTTTTTAGATGGATGCTCAAGTTGGGACTCTGAAACTGAATTTGAAAAATACTACAACACTAAATACAATAACCAAATAAAATAGATAGAGAGATGGAAAGACCAAAAAGATTAAATTATCCAAATGGTATTTATGGAGATATTAGTTATTTAAAACAACTTGAAAAATATTGTAGTTATCTTCAAAATTTATTACTAAAACCCTAGCCAATGCTAAACGAATTAGAACAAAAAATTAGAAAAGCGATACCTGAGTTGGAAATATTACCAATGGATTATATCGAAGTAGAACCAATCCAACTTAACCACGTGTTGGAGTATTTAAAGATATTAGGATTTCACGATTATTTAGGAGATTTTATATTTAAATGGAATCTAAAATCAAACCTACTATCAGAACAAAGCGATGAATTAATTAAATTTATAAATGAGTTATGAGAGAGAATGAATTAATGATAGATAAATATTACAATCATAATGGTAATTGGAATTATGCAGACCATAAAGGTATTTTTAAATTTACCTCAAGTGATTTTTATGCAATATTAGAAAGTACATTAGATATTGAGGATATTAAACCAATACCACTAACAGAAGAGTTATTATTGAAGTGTGGGTTTGAAAGAATATTTGAAAATTCAAATTTATTTTTAAATATTACAAATGATATTTATTTTTATTGGTATAACGATAAACTAAATGGATGTGTGATAAATCATTATATGGATTCGGACAATCAGTTGTCGGAGTTGACATTTGATTTAGAAATTTTACACTTACACCAACTCCAAAACATTTTTTTCGCATTAACCAACCAAGAATTAAAAATAATTTTGTAAGTTTGTTGTATTATGGAATTAACAGCGAAACAAGAAGCCTATTGTCAAAACTACGTAGTATGTGGTAATCAATCCACAGCTTATAGACTTGCGTATGATGCCGAAGATATGAATTCCAACACCGTAGCAGTTAAAGCTTGTGAGCTACACGCAAACGGTAATATTTCGGTAAGGATAAAAGAATTGCAGCAAGAAACTTGGGAACGTAATAAAGCATCTATAGATGAATTAGTTAACGTTCTTTCAGGTATGGTTAGATTTGATATTGCAGACCTTTACGATGATCATGGAAATTTATTACCAATTAAAGAAATGCCGCTTATTGCAAGACAAATGATTTCGGAGTTAACAAGCGACCATTTAAGAAGTGGTGGCGAAGTTATCGGAGAAGTAAAGAAAGTTAAAACAATTGCTAAACTTGATGCGGTTGAAAAGCTAATGAAACATTTAGGAGGCTATGAAAAGGATAATAAACAAAAAGCAATCTTAGTCGAACCAGTTACTTTCATATGCAAATAGAATTATTTAGCCACCAAATGGAATTTATCCAAAGCGATGCAACATACACGGCTATCGTTGGTGGTTATGGAAGTGGCAAAACGTTCATAGGCATAGCAAAGACCGTTGAAATGAAACTATCAATGCCTAACATTGATGTAGCCTATTATCTTCCAACATATCCGCTTATTCGTGATATTGCTTTTAAGAACTTCTCAGAGTATTTAACATTACGAAATATTCCGTATAAGCTGCACGAAACAAATAAAGAGTTCACAACACCTTATGGACGTATAATATTACGTTCAATGGATAATCCAAGTTTGATTGTAGGATATGAGACTGGCTATGCAATAATTGATGAAGCGGATGTATTGCCAATAAGAAAAATGCAAACTGCATTTGATATGATTGTAGCGCGTAACCGTTCAGTTATTCCAAATGGTAAAAACAAATTGGATTTCGTTAGTACGCCTGAGGGTTTTAAATTTATGTATAAGTTTTTTAAAAAAGAAACTAATGAGCACAAGAAAATAATTCACGCACACACGGAATCAAACACTTCTTTACCAAAAGAATATATTGAAAATTTAAAGAACACTTATACAACCAATCAATTAAAAGCATATCTTTACGGAGAGTTTGTAAATATCACAAGCGAAAGCGTTTATAGTTCTTACCATAGAGAAGAACACCGACATAATGAAAAGATTATAGCTGGAGAAATTCTTTATATTGGAATGGATTTTAATATAACCAATATGAACGCTGTAGTGTTTATTAAGCGAGATAAACGAATGTATGCTGTTGCAGAGTTGCCAAGTGCTTATAATACCCAATCATTAGTTGAACAATTAAAAGCACGTTACCCAAATCATAAATTAAGGATTAATCCTGATGCAAGTGGAAACGCACGAAGCACAAGTGGGAGTTCCGACTTTGGAATACTTAAAAAAGCGTTGTTTCAAGTTGATGCACCAAAGAAAAATCCAAAGGTAAGTGAAAGAGTAAACGCAGTTAACTTGGCATTTGAAAGAGGACAGTTGTTTATTGATGATGATGCGTGTCCTACATTAGCTGAGGCGTTAGAAAAGCAAAGTTATAAAGATGGAGCACCTGACAAAGATAGTGGTTACGACCACATAACAGAAGCTGCTGGATATTCAGTATTTATTAATTTATTTAGTTCAAAATATAAACAAATATAAAATGAAAGAACATTTAATACATTATTTTCCTTTTTTGAATAAGGAATTTAGAAAGTTAGACAAAAAGGAATTGAAAAGCGAAAAGACTTTTAAAGAGTTATTTCCTGACGAGTCGGTTAATCTAAGTAAGTTAACAGCAATTTATAAATATCAAAATGCCAAAATATAACTCAACCAACGATATACCCTATTTAAAGTTTATGGAGTTCTCGCAAGAAATAGCAGAGCATCCAAAAGACTTTGAATTTATCACAGAAAAGACAATTGAATACTTTTACCCTGAGGTTAAAGATAACTTTGATTTGCATATGCAGGAGTTTTCAATTGCTTTAACCAAAGAAAAACCAAAATACATCCCTTACTTTATTCGATTGTCAAAATTAAATACTACGGGTAACTTTATCGATTCCGTTACGTATGCCGACAATAAAATGTACACGGAACTATTCCAAAGCATATTGAAGCCTTTATGGTGGTTTGGTAAAGTTGATGTAAATAAAATTAATTTATACGAGGGTACAAAGATAATGCAGTCTTTTATCAAAGAGTCAACGAGATTAAGAAACCTTACGAGTATCTCTATAATCCGCCACTTACGCCTTCAAATGGCAAGGTAACGCAAGGCTCATTGGCTCGAAAAGAATTTACGGAACATTATGGAGGATTTATGGAAATAATGTATTTACTTTGTAAAGGCGATTTTGCAAAGATGGAAGAGGTTGACAAATGGAAAACATCTAAATTCCTTTACTTAGGAGAATATTTATTAAGGAAAAAGAATGTTGAAAATATAGAATAATGAAGGAACTTTTAATTGGTTTAGTATTAGGAATTATTTTAGTTAATATAAATATTTATGTTGCTGGAATAGTTTTTCTATTTATTGGATATAAAGCACTCACACAAAAGAAATGAACGAACTACAACTACTTAACGATTTTATAATTAACCACTTTGAAGCTGATAATCTGGTTAATACTATTTCTATAGTACCAACTATCAACATCGATGCTAATAAGGAAAATATTTATCCTTTAACAAACATTGATTTGATTAACTCGGAAATATTACCCGATGCAATAATCGGTTTGTATAAACTTACTATTATAACCCAACGAGATATTCAACCAAAAAAGACGAATAATAAATTGTTAACCGATACAAATTATTTAGACAACATAAACGAAACTCACGCAATTTGTGTTAAATTTGTAAATTATATAACAAGATTACATAACGACGAAAATATAATGATTGAAAACCTAACCACTTTAAAACCTTTAAAAAATTGGGGCGCTGGTGGATGCGATGGTTTTCAATTTGAATTTGATTTATCGATACACAATAAACAAAAAGCGTAATGGAAAAGCCAAATATTAAAACAAAAGTAGTCCATTCAAAAAGTAAAACAGCTTATAATGTTATTGGAATTTCTTTAGGTAGTAAATATAAAATTGCAAGAATACCATATTTAGTAAATTCAAATTTATCTGAACAATGGAATAATAAAGAAATGGACGAAGCTAAAAAACACGCTGAATTTATAAGTAACTGTTTTAATAATTCAAGTAAAATAATTTTAAATGAAAATTGAAAGTAAATTTGATATAGGGCAGATAGTATTTCTTGCAACAGATTCTGAACAAAGAGCACGTATAGTTACTGGAATAATTATAAGGCCAAGTGGGATTATTTATTATTTAACGTGTGGTTCAGAAGAAACAACTCATTATGATATTGAATTTACATTAGAAAAGAATTATCATATAGCGTAACCCGAAAAGCTAATAGAGTAGGGAAAATATAAATACACAAAGATTATGTTTGCATTAAGAAAAATTATTGGAAGTACACAAAGCAATTATGCGTTAGGCATTCAGTACGAAGTTTTAGAAAGATTTGTAGAACCTGAAAAGTTCGCAGAAGTATTTGAGAAATCATTTGGTTATCCACACGTTGCCGACTTAGACCCTACAGCTGACAACTACACCATCAATTGTTATGGTTTTGTTTTAACAAATGACTTTGAACCGATTCCTTTATATTTAAATCAAAGGAATTACATAATGACTGAGTCTGGAAAAACATTTAGTAATTTAACATTTAAAAAATAAATGACAGAACAAGAAGTAAGAGCAATTGCACAATCAATAGTAACGAAAGCCAAAGCTACTGCAAGAGTTGACCAAGGCACATTGAAGCGTTCGATTGCTTTTACTTATATAAAAGGCGAGGTAATTTTTAGGCAGATATACTGGGGACAATACGGCGACAACTCGCAGTTAGAGAAATTAGCCTCGCAATTTATGCCTTACGGAATACCTTATAGAATTATACTAACCGAGTTAGGTGGTGGAACATTCGAAAAAGGTAAAACTAAACAAGGACGTTCAAGTCAAAAGAAATCATTAGCATCAACAACAAAAACAATGACTCAAAAATATATTGCTGCAATATTAAAGAAACGTAAAAAGCAAGATGGCGAAAAGGAGGAGTAAAGGACAATTAAAAGCTGATAAAATAATTAGAGAAGAACTTTTAAAGGTTGGGGATTTAATTATTGATGAAGCACGTCCAACACTTCGACGTGATACTGGTAGGTTGCAAGATGAGGTTAACTTTAGATTAAAAAGTGATACCGAACTTAATTTGTATCAAATGTATTACGGAGCGTTCAATTACCCAAGAGGCGTAAACTCAGGAGAAAAAAATGCATTATGGATTAAAACAAAAGAACTTATTCCAGAAGCAACAAAAAATATAATAAAGAATATCAACGACCAAATAATTAAAAAATAATGGCAGTATCAGTAGTCCTTAACTCTTATAACTCAACAAGTGGGTGTTTAGATTTTACCATTACGGGAACACCAACACCAGTTGCGGTTACCGTTCAAAAGTCAATTGATGGTGGTTTAACTTGGATTAATGATACTGGAACAATCACTTCGCCTCGTTGCGGTTATATTGTAGTCGTGCCAACTATCTTTCGTATTAGATTAGAGAACGGTGGCGAAATATCAAACGAGTTAAGTTCCGAACCCGTAACTATAACACCGATTGAAAGTATAGAAGATATTTCTTTTGTTAATAGCCCGATTCACATTCGATTAGAACAATTAGGAATTACAAAAGCTACTTTACGTTTATGGTTATGGCGTGGGGATTTAAACCAATCTTTAGGAAGTCCGAACTATGTTTTCAAAAAAGACAGAGTTAGTGCTGAAGATAATTATATTAACATTGAAATATCGGAGCAAATCAAAGCGTTTATAATTGGTAAAAATAACGAGCCTAACTTTGCTTATAATGAATTGGGATTGGCAGCGGTAAGCGGTCAGGGTGTGTTTTGGCAAATCCAAGCGGATGTTGAAACGGCAACTACAATTGAACAACGCAATTTTAGAACATCGTTTGCAACTTTAGGTTATAGATACAATAACGAAGAAACTTTTACTTTACCGGGTTTATGGCAAGATGAAAGGATTCACGATTATTTTAAGCAATCATTTGATTTCACGCAAACTTTAGAAGATGCAACGAGTTCAAATATAATTTTAAAAGAGCCGTTAACATCGACTTTAATTCGAGATAGTCTTAACCCTTATTTGATTGCTTACTTAGACAAAGACGGATTGTATCAACTATTTACACCTAACTCAAAAGTTCAGGTAATAGAAACGATTAAAAGGGTTAACAATAATATTTCACACCGTGACCCAAGTCTTGTTAATACTTCTTACGTACATTCAAAAAACGTTGCGGATATTGATTCAACTGCAACTTACACAATTGAAACTGGAGTATTGACTGAAGAAATGACCGAAGTCGTTAGACAAATTGTTTATTCGCCAAAAGTTTATTTAATTCGATTTAAAGGCGACTTTCAAGAGACTTCAACAATAGGTATAACAATAGATAGTACTTTCGTTACAATCGATGAAACGATAACTATTGATAGCGAAACAATCGAAACGGAATACTTAGGTTATTTCAAAAGCCACGAACAAATACCAGTTATTTTAAAAGATACCGACTTCGAAAGAAAGAACCGAGTAAACGATAAAAACAAAATTGATTTCAAATTAGTATTTGAAGAAACAAATAACAAGATACTTGACATCCGCTAATGACTATAATCACAGAAATTTATGTATCAATTGACAATCTAACTTTTACTAAGTTGGATTTGTATAAAGATGAAAGTATATCTTTAAAATTAAGTAAAAAAGATTTGCAGGACATTACAAAAGTGTTTGCGCCTTTTAGTCAAAACTTTACTATTCAAGCAACAGATAAAAACAAAACAGCATTAGATTTTTTCGGGAACACGGAACTTGAAAAAACAATAACCGAAAATAAATTGTTTTGTAAAATCTACACTAATGGTATTTTAAACCAACAAGGTATTTTAAAGTTGGAGGGCGTGAAATACAAAAACGATAAAGCGGATTCGTTTACCGTTTCTTTCAATACTGAATTTCTATCTTTAAAGGAACGTATAGGAGAAGATTTAATTAGTGATTTATCAACTGCTAATAATCAAATAAGCTGGAAAGCAGATAACGTTTATAATCGTTTAAAAGCAACGTCGATAATTAATACTATTCGTTACTACATTCCTTTATGGTCAAACAATAGAGTTTGGAGTTATGACAATAACGAGCCGAGTATTGATAATATAGCTTATAAAGTTGGTAACGACCCGACAGAAGATAAAGTTATTAATATTGGGGAACTACGCCCGAGTATAGACATCGTTTCAATAATCAACTTAATCAAATCAAAATACAATCTAAATATTGAAATTCCATTAGCAGCCAATAATGAATTAAAAGAAATATTCATTTGGTGCAATGGTTCGAACTTTGGAGGACTTAATAATAGATTCATTCTAAATAAGCAATATACAAATGAAGAACCAACGTCACACGGTAAGGCAGTTGTAAATTTTACGGACAACTCAATTAAGGTCACAAAGAACGCAAGTACATTCTTTGTTCAGTATAGAATTAGTTTAGCTGATACGATTGTAGGTGATTTATTAGAAACTGCAACAGCAACGATAGAGATAGTTAAAAAATCTACTAATGAAGTTGTGCTTACACAAGATTTTGAGGTTAAAAATGGTAATAATGTGATGCCTATGTCAGTACCAATGTACCTATTTACATCAAATGAGTTTGAATTTTATACAAATATTAGAGTTTCAAAGCCTATTTTTTGGAAAAGTAGTAGCTCACGTGTGCTTTATCGTACGCCTTTTAGTGATAAAATAAGTTCTTATTCAACAAACTTAAACTCAGATGCTACAAATTCATATAAAATTGACCTTATAAAGTCACTGCCAAATATGAAAGTGATTGATTTTCTAAAGTCTTTGTTTAAAACTTTTAATATTTCGATTTATGATAGTAGTCCAAGCGATGAAAATCTATTGTTTTTAACGCCTGACGATATTGAAACACCAAATAAAATCTATTCTAAATTAGAAAGTGATTATACTTTGTATGCGGACAAAAAAGAAGTTCCTAAAAGCGTTAATAATCCATATAATTATTATAACTTTAAGCATAAAACAAGTAATTATCGAAGTAATGCAGATTTTAAAACTATATATGGTATCGAGTACGGACAGACATATTTTCCAAATACGCCACCAACTAAACCGAATGAGTTTAAAGTTGAAACTGAGTTTAGTATTGTTCCACCGATTTACATTAACGGGTCACAAATTTATACTTCTTATGGGTTTGCAAAAGGAAGTCCAAGTGCAGACGATGAGGGTCGTTTTAGATACGAACCAAATCTTGACGAACCGACTTTGTTTTGTAATCACGGAACAACAACAATAGTTCCATTGAGTTGCCAAAACGTAAGTACTTCGGATGTATTAATTAATTCGTCATTAGCACAATATGTGAAGTCTATGCCTTACTGCAAACAAAATGACAACTCGTTAGCTTTTTCAGTTTTAAGAATTGACAATATAGATTACATTAAAAGTTTATATTCGGTTTATTATTCAAAATTTATATCACGTCTATTAAACATAAACGCACTATCACAAATCTATACTTTGAATTTACCGAGTAGCGAAATTTATATCAACGATGCCGAACCATTAAGACCTAAAGGATTTCGTTTGCAGAATGATATTTTAATCGGAGAAATAAGATTTGAAACACTCGAGGCGAATATTGACGTAACAACTGGGAAAACTAAATTAACACTTTTAAATTATTAAGATGGCAGATTTCGAAGATATAAATCAGAATATAAACCTTAAGTATACAACCAACGCTGACGATACGGCAAAGGAAGTTGTTAAGTTAGACGATGCACAAGAGAGCGTTACACGTTCCACGCAAGCAAACACAAAAGCAGCGAAAGAAAACGACACGGTTTATAAATCGATGAAAACGCAAGTGCGTGAGGCTACTCAGGAAATGTATAAGATGCAACAGCAATATGGCTCATCTTCAAAAGAAGCAATTGAAGCTACTAAACGCGTTGCGGAACTAAAAGACCAAATCGGAGACGCTGCAAATATAGTTGATGGGTTTAATCCTGACCGAAAATTTCAATCGGTAGCTACTGCAATTAATATAGCAGCTGTTGCAACTTCGGGTTATACTTCGGGAATGGCTTTACTTGGTGTTGAAAATGCGGAGACCGAAAAAACACTTTTAAAAGTTCAGGCTGCAATGGCTTTTAGTGATTCTATCGGACGTATCACAGAGTTAGCCGATGATTTTAATATACTTAAAGCACAAGTTATAAGTACATTTACATCATTGGCGACAGCACGAACTGCGGATACGGTAGCAACTGAAATTAATACGGCTGCAAATGTTCAAAGCACGGTAGCACGTGAAGCTGGTGCGGTTGCTGGTGCTGCTATGGCTGGTGGATTGACTTTGCAAACGGTTGCCACAACGGCAGCAACGATAGCAACAAACATACTTAATGCTTCCTTAGCGGTTTTATTAAGTCCAGTTACTTTAGTGATAGCGGCTATTGCGGGATTGGTTGCGGGTATTGCTTATTTATCGGGCGCGATTGGCGATTTCTCAGGAGAAGCGGCGGCAGCGGAAAAGGCAAACTTAAAACTATCTAAAGAGATTGATAGCCTTGCGAAGTCAACTAAAAAAGCAACCGAAGAAACAAAGTTTCATAATGAAAATCAGATTGCAATGGCTAAGGCGTCAGGTGCAAGTACTGAAGCAATTAGAAAACTAAAAGAGGAATTAATTAATCAAGAAGTTGCAGAGAAAAACTTAAACGTTGAAAAGGCTAAATCAATATTTTTAGACGCTCGTAGAATTGCTAGTTCAGAAGATGCAACAGACGCACAAAAAGAAACGGCTAAAAAAGCGTATGAATATTTCAAAGAACAAAATGAAAGCTACGATGAAAGCCTAAAAGAACGTAGAAAATTAAACGCTCAAAATAGAATTGAAGTAAGACAAGAAGAAACGGATAGACAAAAAGAAGCCGAAGAAAAAGAAAAGGAACATTTAAAAAAGTTACAAGACGAACGCAATAAGGCAGCAGAGGAAGCACGTAAAAAAAGAGAGGAAGATTATAAACAACAATTAGCCGATAAAGCAGCGTTTGATAAAGCGGTTAACGATGCGGATACAAATCAATATTTTTTAGCACAAGAACAAAGAGCGATTGACGCACAAAACCAATTAGATTGGCAAAAGGAATTTTCAGACCTTACAACTGAAATAGCAAATAAAGAAGCCGAAGATAAACTAAATATTGAAAAGGCAGTAGCGCAACAAAAACAAGACATACAAGATGCACAAGCTAATTTAGCGGATAAGGCGGTTGGTTTCTTAAGTGTTATCGCTGGCAAAAACAAAGCCATCCAAAAGGCTGCAATCATAGCTGAAAATGCAGTTGGTATTGGTAAAATGATTATCGCTAATAATGCAGCGAATATTGGGGCTTTAGCAACACCGCAAGCAATTGCGACAAGTGGAGCAAGTGCAGCACCAGTTATAGCAGCAAATAATATTTCAACTGGTTTAGCAGTAGCCACAACAATAGCTGCAACTGTCAAGGCGTTATCCGCAGTTGGAGGCGGCGGTTCGGTATCTGCTGGCGGCGGTCAAAGTGCAACACAAGGCGCAAGCGGAACACCTAATGTAGGTTTTCAAAATAGTACAGAAAACCAAATAGCAAACCAAGTGACAAACGGAATTAACATGCAAGAACCATTAAAAGCGTTTGTAGTTTCAAACGAAGTTACAACGGCTCAAAGTTTAGATAGAAATAAAATTGAAGCAAATAGCATTTAATTAAAAAATATTATTTATATTTGTTCCAAATAATGTTAACGTTGTGAAACGTGGATATAAAAATGATGAAATTTTTTAAGTTGGTTAAACATTCTAAAGAGCTTATTCGAGAAATCGGATAGGCTTTTTTTACATTTATAATTTATGGAACATCCGATATACGAATTTATTATTAATCCCGAAAGTGACCACTTTACAACATCGTTAGTGAAAGACCCAGCGGTTGAAACTACGTTAATGTATTTTAATGCGGAAACTGAAAAGCCTATATTCTTTGCAAACGAAGAGAAAAGAGTAATTTATGCGGTTGCAATGCGTCCAAATAAGTTGATATTTCGTAAAGAAACAGATAAAATACCAGCGCATTATGGTTTTTTTAGTGCTGAAAGTATTGAAAAGTTTCAAGAAAATTATGCAAAGCATCAGGGCGACAATAGAGTTAATGTTAATCATACTGAAAAACCTATTGATGGTGTGTTTAAAATTGAAAATTGGATTGTTAAAAACCCTGAAATTGATAAATCAAAAGAATTAGGATTGACCACAGAAGTTGGTGATTTAATTCAAGGGTTTAAAATTGAGAATAACGATGTTTGGGAGCAATGCAAAAACGGAAATTTAGATGGATTAAGTATTGAAGCGAGTTTAGGTCGCAAATTAGTAAGTAATTTTAAAACAGAAATAGAAATGAGTAAACCGAGTAAATTAGATGCGGTTATCGATGCTATTAAGAGCGTGTTTGCTTCTGAAGAAGAAAAAACACCTGAGCAAATAGCAGAAGAAGAAGCACAGAAAAAAGCTGAGGCGGATAAAATGGCAGAAGATACGCCACCAGCTACAGATGACAAAGCGGAACTTGAAGCGGAAAACGAAATGTTGAAAGCTAAAGTTGCAGACTTAGAAGCTAAATTAGCAACGATGGAAGCCGACAAAGTAAAAGAAGAAACGGAATTGGAAACGATGAAAAAAGAAGTTGCAGAAGTGAAAGCGGAATTTGCAAAGTTCAAATCAGAAACACCAGCAACCGCACCAATAGTTAATGCACCGATTGAGGTTGATAAACCTTACGAGCAAATGAGTAATTTTGAAAGAATGAAGTTTAACAAACAAAATAAAAGATAAAAAATGGGAGTAACATTTTCAGGTACAAAAGTGCCACAGTCGGAATTAGCCGAAATCCAATTAGAGTTATACCAAGACTCAGGAACATTTGTCGATAGAGTTATCGACATTCAAGAAAATCACAAATCAGGTACAGACGTTTACGAAAGTAAAGTAGCTGTAACTTTTGCGGCAGCTTCAACTGGAGCGGTAACAGCAACAGGAGATATTGATTTTGAAATTAATAAAACAGCCGTAAATTTAGGACGTATCCAAGCTGCTGATATTATTGAACATTCAACATTATTAGACACACGTTTTGAGAAATCAATGCAAGCGGGTGCTTTTAATTTAGTTTCATCCGAAGCAGATAATATTTTATTACAACAAATCACACCAGCAATGAGTGAGGGTATTGAATCTATTATTTGGAATGGCGCTACAACAGAAACGAAAGCAGCGATTGCAGCTTTAGTAGCGGCTGCACCACAAGGTTCAATTAGTGCTGGGGCAAAAACTTTAGTAGCAGCAATGCCTACAACTTTAGTTGATAGTTTACCAGCGACGATTTTATATAACTACTCACAATCAAAAACAGTTCCAGGTGCTGGGTTAGGAGATTATAAAAAAGTTCTTTCGATTGCTGCCGTAACGTCTGCAACAATCGCTGCTGAATATTCTAAATTGTTTTTAGCTGGAGATAATAAAGTTTTAAATAACAGAACAACACCAGCAATGATTTTCGCACCTTTAGAGGACAGACAATTAATTAAAATTGCAAACAATGCGGTTGGTGCTGCTCAACAAATCAACTTTTTAGTTGAAGGTTCTGGAGTTAACGAAAAAATATCTTACAATGGTGTTGAAATTAAATTTGTACCCCTTGTTGGTTTTAGAATTTTAACTTTACCTAAATACTTAAAAGTATTGATGGATTTAATATCTGATGTTTCAAGTTTAGAAACTGGTCAAGTAGCTAACGGTGCTCAACAAATGTGGTATAAAAATGTACAGGCTTTTGCAACTTGGGTTACAAACCAAAGATACATTACACTTTACGGTGGATAATATTAACAAGGGCGTGAAACATCGCCCTTTTAAAACATTTTAAAATATGCCAACGACATTAACAAAATCGGTAAAA